TTCCAGCTTGTCTCTTCCCTCAGCTCGTAGAGAGTGACCCAGTTCTTCTGGATCTCTCCCTGCAAAGCCTTCTGTTCGTAATTCAATAAAGGTCTATCAGATCGCTTAAACCATAGGGCCGTTAGGCGTTCCCAGACCTTGATTAGTTTGTTGAGCTTGAAGAGTTTCACCGCCACCTCCTAGTGTCGCCGATACAGCGTCAAAACCACCCTGAGGGAGCTGCATACCCGTGAAGTTGTTTGCCATGCCTCGTGCATTCTGTGCTTCAAGGTATTGTTTGTGGCGAGCGATAACACGCTCAACCGCCGCAACGGCAGCCTCATCCAAAAGCCCATAAATGTTATCATTGGCTTTAAACGCTTCGTATGTCTTAAGGGCTTCCTGATGATTCTCGTCAAATCTGACGGTGTCTTCGATATCCGAGAGTAGCCCCGCCATAATCCTAAAGAATCTCTCACCAGCAGTGATGATCTCGCCTGTGTAGTCTTGTGGTTTTGTAATGTATTCATCGACTCTATCGACATTATTAGCCTTAAGGTAGTCACGCGCAAGTGCGTACATATTTTTAGGCTGAACAATGCCAGTCTGCGTAAAAGCAGGATTCAAGAGTGTTTGCATCTTCAGTGTCGCTGCTTGCTGGCGCTCAACACGGCTTTGCCCCAAGATATCCACCTTGATCTCGAAATCAAACTCACCCTCAAGATCTTGTCTTGCAACCTTACCAAAAATCGGATCACCTAAAGATCCTGTAACACGATAGAACAACTCTTCTGGCATGCGCTGACGGCAAAGACGGAACATTGCCTGCAAAAGCTTATCGATCATAAGGGCCAAGCGATCAAAGTGAATCTGAAGCTGAATCGAGGACTCGCTTGCAAGAAGGTTTGATCCAGTGGCATTACGAAGAGCGCCGATCTGTCTTGGAATCTGACCCAGGTTAAGCTCGTTAAGGCTTAGTAGTCCCTCACCGTATCCTTTAAGATTCTGTTCTTCGATCTGACCAAAAGAACCCAAATAAGGGAATTGCATCATGCGAATGTCTTGAACATCGTCGACAGGGTAAAGCTCGCCAGGATTGATATTGATCACATCTGGCTTAAGACCAGAGCTAGAACGGTAAACACCCCAACCAAGAGTACTAATTGTTCCATTGTCGATCCTCAGGTTATAGAGCGCGTTGATGTTAATGTTGATGTCCATGAGAAGCTCAGCAACACCCACGCCAAAGGAGCGATTCGGGAAATTCAGGAAGTCTGCCTTAAAGATAGGACGCTGGCCAGACGGACTTACTCGATAGAGATAAGTCCAACCCAGGACCTTGCGGGTTTGCTCGTGAACCCAGACGATACATTCTTGCGGCATCTTTTCGATGTCGTTCTTAAGATCTTTCTTGAACTCCTTCTCAACGAAAATCTTGCCATAATACTCAAGAATGACATGTCCTTCACGCTCTTCTGTTGTTGGCGTGTTGTTGTAGCCATCAAAGTAACGGCGCTCTTCCTTGATTGTAGTTTCTTTCTGGAAAGCATTGAGAAGGTTCTGGCGATACTGGATAACCTCGGCCACAACGTCCTTATCGAACTTATCGTCCTCAGCGCATTGCTTAAGATAATCGTCATCACAGACCACACGATGAATAACCCAGTCAGACGTTTGAGGATCGGCCTGACCAACAGGCAAGATTATGTCCTCAATATCAATGTTCACAAGCTCTGGATACTCGACGATCTTTTCCTCGACGACATCTTCAGTCTCAATAGACTCGGATGTCTCTTCACGCCCAGAAAGTGTTGTACGGTCAAAAACCAGCTTGGTTTCTGTGACCCGTACATCTTTCTTGTCAAGGTACTGATGCACGTCTCGACGCCAGATAAGCTTCACAATGCCAGACCCGTCAAAAGCCAAGTTCCAAAGGAAGTCGATCATAGTGGGCTTACAACCAGACCTGTTGTTGGCCCAGTGGTTCCAGACAAAGTTCATAAACTCTTGGACAGATTGCTCACGTCCCTTAAAAGCTTCGCGGCGAGCAAAAGCTGAGAAGAACCCATAACGATCAGAAAAGAGCTGCCACAGACGAGCATGAATGGCTTTCCCGTATGTCAAAATCAAAGGCACATTGAAGTTAGCCGAGTTTTTCCATGGACCTTCTTGGTATTGCGGTTCTAGTGAGCGCCACATGGCCGTCCATTCCTCACGGCGTTTCAGGAAGTGCTCACGATCTCTAGAAGCATCCTGCCACATCTTATAAATGTGTGAGCCGTAGTAATCCGCGTCGATTTCAGAAAGGTCCAGTGTTTCGTATATTTCGTTGTTATCTTCTGACATTTGTCCCCCTAAAGCCCTGAGTATAAGTCTGCGTTGATTTAAAAATACTTGCAATTTCTGCTTCTTTTTCTATGTTCCCTTTATAAGTCAGAGCGACTTGAAGCACAGAATCTAAGATGTCGTCGTTTCTCTTTACAGGTTGATCTTTATAATCTGAACGCTCCCTAGATTTGTATCTCGCCCAAACATATCCCTCAATTTCTTCGATAAAGTCTTCGTTCTGCGGCGTGTCCATAACATAGAAGTCAGCTCTGACTCTGCCGTCTCGCTCCCTAACAGTGAGCCAACTTCTAAGCGCATCAATCTTTCCAGACACGTTCTTAGGCGGCGCTTCGATTCTAGGACCGCCAGCACCACGAGGCCCAATAATAGCCTCCAGCTCCTCACGCACAGTCACGCGGTCTCTGACCATATTTGTGATGGAGCGACCTGTAAGAGGCGCGTTAGCTGCGTTGTCTATTAGCGTCCTAATAATCCTTGGCCGTCTTCCATCTTTAATAGAAAGCATCTCTCGATAACGAAGAATCTCTTCACCCAGCTCAACAACATCACCCTCAAGATAGCCACTTAATAGCAGCACCTTCGAGCCATTCTCAGCAAGACCAATCCAACTACACCCTGCTGGCTTTCTTGGATGAGGGTCTATCGATTCAATAATTGGCCAATCTGCAGGCCAGTCAAAAGGCTTAACAACGTGAATCGAGCGATTCCAAGACTTAAAGACAACGCCTGCCATTTCTAGCGGCCTACCGTTTAGGCGGGCCTCTCGCTCTTCTGGGGATAACATGGCGGCAAACTGCTCGATGCGCTTAAGGCCTAGTTCCCTGTCACCATCGCCCAAGTTGTGCGCGTTTTCTTCGGTCTTTCCTATAATAAAATGCCTCTCGACGCCATCCTTGTTTCCCTCTTCCCATTTTTTATATTCTTGGATCATCCAAGAAGCGACTATAGGAGTGCCAGTCATAAAGAAGTCTCCTCCTCGATCCGTAAGACCGCGCCAGACGGCTTTAAAGATCTGATGAGGCAGGGGTTCATCGGCCCAAACAAAATCGTAATCGGAAGACTCAAAGATCATCGGGTCTTGATCGTGTGAATAAAAGTCCACAGTAGACCCATTCTTAAACTTAATAGTTTTGAAAGCTTTGGCTTGGTTTCTTTCGATATTTGCTTTTTCAATTTCAGAAGGAGGAAACCACTCAAGAATCTTAGGCTCAATAATCTTCTTTAAATGGTTCTCAAAATCAGTACAGATCATTGCTGCTTTTATTGGTGTTTTAAGTTTCTTAAAAGGAGACCCCCCAAGAAGCCTCCATTTAAGCTCCATAGTCCCGCATACGGATTTGCCGAATCTGTTGCCAGCCCAAATACAAATAAAACGAGCTTTAGATTTGTGAGCTTCCTCTTGTCCTCTATGGATGCGCTCAAGGTAATACTCTTCTCTCTTATTCTTCGCAGCTTGCTCAAGCTTGATAAGCTCGTTTGCAAAATAAGCCAGCTCCTCGTGGCTAAGCTTCGAGAGATCGCTTGTTTTAATACGAATCTTCTGAGTCATCAATTATCTCTATGTCTGGGATCTTGCCAGACTTGCCTGCAATCAATGAAAGTATTGCTTCCTTGGATGATTCGGTATCAACACTGGCAACAGCGTGTTTTTGAACTTTGCTATAACCTGCGCGGTCCAGGAAATCCTTAATGGCTTCAAGCTTCACTTTATCGCCGACCTTCGTACTAAACATAATACCAGCAAGCTCGATGGCTGCCTCTGGAGCAAGCCCACCAAAGAAGTTATTCACATCCGTCTTATTGTTTTGCAGCTTATCAACCCAGTCGACAAGCTTTTCTAAGGCGCGACGATTGTCAATCAATTCCAGCATGCGGTCTTCCTTAGAGTTCCTTGTGAACTTCTCATGATTATCGGAAGACATGACTGGCGATTGATGCAAGCGCTCCCCGACCTCAAGCTCCTGATTTCTAAGCTGGTCTCTCGTTTTTGTCCGTCCTTGAGATTTTGGTTTTGTCACTAGATATAGTTTCCCTTGATTCAGTTAAAAAGCAAAGCTAAGCCCGAAGAAACTTTGGGAGGTTTTATGCACGACGCATTTCAGGGCGACCTAGATCAATACTTTAACACTGACTATGACCTGATTTATTGGAGACCCGTCTTCTCGGAATTACCAGAACCTACGCCTAGAACCGTGCAGCTAGAAACTGCTATGGAAGCAGGCTTTCCTGCAAGGGGAGATGACAACAATGCAAGAGATCTTTGAAATCGGAGTAACGACTATCTGTCTCTTTGGGGCTTGGATCATATCCAAAGCCCTGTACGACGCGTGGAAGGATAACCAAGATGATTAGTTTATTTGATCCGATAAAGATCTTTGAATACAGCATAGCAATAGTAGCAGTCATGATTGCAGCTGGCGTAACCATGTGGGTTGCAGAATTATTAG